TTTTTGTGCTGAATAATTTTCATAATCTGTAGGGTCTAAATCAATACAACCCCAAGAACATTCTCCGTCTACTTCTGGTTTTAATCCTATACCATACTTACCATCTAAATGGTCTTTCCATATCTTTGGTGTGACTGGCTCGTGTATCGTGGCATACTTTGCTTGTTTCTTACCATTTGTATCACTCTCCCCCGTAAGGGAGAGCTTTACAAATGACTTCTCACCTGTCACAAAAAGCTTGTACAGTTCTTTGTGCATGACTAGAACGGAACTTTATCTGTGCTTTTTTTAGTTGGTTCTCCTTGCTCATCTTCAGATTCAAAATACATATTAAAATCTTTTGCAAAGTGAGCAAATTCTCTTGATTGAGCTAAAGTATGAATGTCTTTACTATCGTCTAGATAATCCTCAAACTTTATTTGCCAACCAAAATATTTGTATTTACCTGACTCTTGTCTTGTAACACTCATACGATAAATACATTTGTACATTGGTGGAGTAAGTGGTTTACCATCAACTATAATGCTATTGCTTTTTATCTTCTGCAACCATTCATTACTTTTCTTTTTTTGTGTTGATTTCATAGTAACCATACCTTGATCAACAACATTTTTATCTTTATCTAATATTAAGATAAACCAGTTACCAGTATCTTCAACATAGTTACCATTCGGTAATACATCTTTATTACCATTTCTTGTAAGTCCTAATGGTTTTTCTTTATGAACTGCTACAGGTCTATTATTACCCTCATCCATTTCTTTCCACTCATTAAAACTTCTTTTATACATACAAGGGACTGCATAAAAACCTTGCTTACCATCATATGCTTTTTCACTTGTTTGATTAAACACACACCCTTCAGCAACATCTGTGCCTGATACAGTTTTGTCAACACCATCTGGCATATTGCTTGAGTATAATATTTTTATCAAAGGGAGTTTAAATTCATCTTGTGCTGCATCCTCTAAACCCAGACCTGCATCTTCTGTCCAATCTACTTTTGCTGGAACTTTATCTTCTTTTACCGCTACTTTACTCATCATTGTTTCCTTTCTCTATTTTAGTTTCGGTTTTCAAAAATACTTTAAATAAATCATCTTCAAATGGTAAGTTCTTTTCTTTCACTGCTCTTATGTGTGCGTTCAAAGAATTTGCATTTACGGATTCATTTAAAGTTGGAGCATACCCTTTCTTTTCTAATTCAGCTTTTAAATCTTTAGCTTCATTGTCTTGAGTCTTTGAAAAAGAAATAGATAACTCGTTCTTAACAAGAGAACTATTTTCGTCTTTACTTAAATAGTCTATACACTTTTGTCTTCTCTCAGCTAACTCTTGACTTTTCAAACAAGCTTTAATTGTAGGAATATAACCAGTATAAAAACTTTTTATTTTTATCTTGTCTCCCTTATTGGTAACAAATTCTTTCATACCAATTTCTTTCATCTTTGTAGGTATATCTACTTCAGATAATTGTCTTTGTGCTTGTTCTAAAACTTTAAGAGCTGACTTAGTATCTTCAATAGCTTTATCGTTTTTAAGCATATTGTCGATCATTTCTGTAAGACTTTTTAAATCATCTTCTTGAAAATTTATCTCTATCTTTACTTCTTCTTGGTTCATGTTTACCTCCGTTAAAACACTACATTAAAATTTTATACTTGTAATGTCAACTAAAAAATCCTATAAATATAGTATGACACATATATACAAACGAGAACCCCTTGCTCACCAAAGAGAAGCTTTAAATTTAAGTTATGATAAAAAAAGTTTTTTATATCTTATGGGTATGGGTACAGGTAAAACAAAAGTAGCAATAGACAATGCTGTGTTTTTATATAACCAAGGTGAAATCAATTCTGTTTTAATTATTGCACCAAATAGTGTTACACATAACTGGCTAAAAGAAATAGATACAGATAGTTCTGCAAAAGGTTTCAAATATTTATTTCGCAGAGACTCTTTTGATTATCATTTAAAAGACCATATCAACTGGTATGTTATGAATGTAGAGGCTTTATCTCATGCAAGTGGTGTAAAGGTTGCAAAAAAATTAATAGATAAACACGCTGATGAAATGTATTTGGTAGTAGACGAATGCACTACAATAAAAAACCACAAGGCAAAAAGAACAAAAAATATTATTAAGCTTACCAGTAAAGTAAAATATAAAAGAGGTATGACAGGATCACCAACTGCAAAAAGTCCACTTGATTTATATACACAGTGTGAATTTTTAGATCCTACACTATTAGGTTTTACATCTTACTATTCTTTTCGTGCAAGGTATGCAGTTATGAGACCAATTACAAGAGATGGTTTTAGACAACAAATGATACCATATGGCTATCAAAATTTATCTGAGTTATGGGAAAAGATAAAACCTTTTTCTTATAGAAAGATAAAAGAGAATTGCTTGGACTTACCACCAAAAGTATATATGAAAAGAATGCTGCAAATGTCTACAGAGCAGATGGAAGTTTATAATCAACTTAGAAAATATGCCAGAGCAGTTATAATGGATAAAGAAATTAGTTATACAAATAAGTTAACAGAAATTTTAAGATTACATCAAGTTACTTCTGGTTTTTACAAAACAGACGATGGACAAATTAAAAGTTTAAAAAACCCAAAGATAACTGAGCTATGTAATATTATAGATGAGACAGACGGTAAAATAATTATATGGGCAAACTATTTACACAACATACACGACATATTAGAAACATTAAAAAAGAAGTTTCCTGAAGATAGAGCAGTAAGTATATATGGAGCAGTTAGTGTGCCTGATAGAGATAAAGCTGTAGTAGATTTTCAAACAGATAAGTATACAAGATTTATGGTAGGCAATCCTGCAACTGGTGGTCTTGGCTTAAACTTAACAGCTGCTACAACTGTAATATATTTTTCTAATAGTTATGATCTAACATTAAGAGAGCAGTCAGAAGATAGAGCTCATAGAAAGGGTCAAACAAAAAGTGTTACATATATAGATTTAATTATGCAAGGCACTATTGATGAATTTATTATTAGAGCTTTAAACAAAAAGAAAAGTATGTCAGCTCAAGTTTTAGGTGAAGAGGTTCTTAAGTTTTTATAATACTCGTAAGCTTTCTCCATCCATTTATTTTCATACTCAAGTATTTTATTGTAATCCATAATAAAACTTTGAAACTCAAAACCTTTAGTACATACTGCTATCAATCCTTGTTCTATTTCTCCATAGTGTGCTTTGTGTGCTATTGAATATGCTGCAATTTGATAATAATAATCTTCAATCCATTCTTCTTTTTTTAGTCTATTAGATTGTTTAAAATCTATAATAGTAGGTTTGTCATCATATAATCCAACTACATCTGTTTGACCTGCCCAAGCCATTTTTTTTGGATTAGGATATAAAGACGGACAGTAATCTTCATATCTTAAATTTACTTCACTACCCCATACTTCTTTTAACTTACCTAAATTTTCTACTATGGTGTGAGCCATTAATCTTGATACATTACCTTGTGTTGTAATATTAAAATAAGGTTTACCTTGACAATACTTTTCTAATACTAAGTGCATTTCTGTACCTCTTCTGGCTGCATCTATCGTGATTTGTTTAGCATGTTCCTCACCCACTCTTTTTCTCCAATTACACAAAGCTTTTCTTTTTTCTTCACTTTGTGTTGCTGATAATATGGTGGTGACGGAAGGATATTTTTGACCATCTACATTGTAAGTTCGTATACCTTCATCATTACGAGTGTATTCTTTGTACTTATACTTTTCTACAATTTTAAAATCGCAGATTGTAAATCCGTTTTTACTTCTTTTTATCTGCATACAAGTTATCGAAAGTATACTCTGGATCCATGTAACTTTCATCCTCTTCCGCAGAAAACTCGTATTGACTTGGTATAAAATTAGGTGCACCAGAGCCAGTTACCCATAAAGCTGGGTTTGTAACTCTTACTCTGTTGTTAGGTTGGGCTACTATTTGTCCTTTAAATTGTCCGCTGGTTATAGCTAATATGTGGGACTGTTTATGTTGAGCTACATCGTCCCCTAAGCTTGTTAATTCATCTCCGTTGGTAAAGTCTACAGTAAAATAATACTTAGCATTGTAAAACTGTCCATCTATTTTTGTTATCCAAGGAGAGCTGCTTGTTCTGTCATATTTTATTATACTAAAATGTCTACTTGAACAATCCCAAGGTTGAACAAAATGATTTGAAATTCTTGGAGGCCAATCATCTAATTGTTCGTCAGCAACTAAAGATTGTATTGGCATACGAGCCCACATTGCTCCACCATGAGGACCATCTACTCTGTTTTCTTCATCTTCACATCCAGTAAACACTACTTGAAAAGATAAAGAACGATCGGGTATAGCTGTTACAGCTATGGCTAAACCATGAATAAACTCTCCATGAAAGTCTCTGTGGTTATGTGTAAATTCTTTTCTAACCCAAACTTTAAAGTAAGGTATGTTGCTAGTAAGATATGCCATATCTTACTATATATCTAGGATTTTAAATTAGCAAGTTATTTTTTTGTAAGCTTATAGCCCATACCTCCAGCAGCTCTTCTTAAAGCTGTTAGATTCATTTTGGCTCCACCTTTAGAATAACCTTTTGATTTCATCATTCTGCCACCCATAGCAGTCATTACTCTTCTAGCTCCACCTTTAGAATAACCTTTAGCCATCTTACCGCCCATAGCAGTCATCATTCTTCTAGCACCACCTTTGGAATATCCTTTAGCCATTTTACCGCCAGCTGCTTTCATTACGCCACCACGTCTCTTGGAAGCCATTTTCTTTTGAGCCGCTGCTTGTTCTTTTAAAATTGCTCTTTTGACTTGTTGAATTTGTGTAGGTGAAAATATTTTTTTTAAATCACTTATACCTCTAGCTGCTTTTGCTTTATCTTTTGCTGTAGCTTTTATTGGTTTAGGTGGCAGTTTAAGTCCAGCACCTGCTCTAATTTTATTTTTATCTTTAATACCAGGATTTAAAGACATAATCTTAGATACTGTAGTTCCTCTAGCTTTTGCTATACCTGATAAAGTATCACCTTTTTTTATTTTATATGATCCTCTAGTTTTTGGAAAAGTCATATTTTTCTCCTTATGTTATAACAAATATAGTATACTATTTTTTTTCATCATCGACAATCCAGTTATCTCGCATTTTTTTATAATCTAAATATAACTCTGTATCTGCATATTCTCTACCCTCAGACATACATATTAAAAAGTATTTAGGTTCATATAATCTGCAAGATCTATCATCTCCTTCTATGTTATGTGCCAAAACTATTTTTACTGTAATACCTATGGCCAACCCAATAAAAGCAATAACAGCTAAAACAATAAACCCCATTCTTATCATCTCGTACATTTCTTTTTGTTTTTTTAATTTTGCAGCTTTTGCTTCTTTGATAGCTTGTTTCTTTGCATCAATACGTTTTTTTCTTTCTTGTAAAATAAACTCCCAGGTACCAGGTCCAAAACGTAAGTTAATTAAATTTTTCATTTCGTTTAATTGTTCTCTGGCTAATCGAGCATCTATTACTTCTTTCGCTACGTTGTCTATAGCGAAATGGTCAACATTTTTTGAATCTCGAGCTTTAATGACTTGTTGTTCACCCATCATAGCTTTGTCTATATGACCTACTAATTCACTAATATCATTGCAAGTTTGTATTTGCTGCTTAACAAAATCGACACTTTGTTTGACTAATTTAATTCCTGATAATACAGCTGCTCCAGCAGTAACCGGATCAACCATTATTTTTCTCAATAAACCTATCTAGTTTCGTTTCTAGTCTACGAAGTTGTTCTAGAATCTGAGAAGTCTGTGACTTTGCATCGTCACGAGGCAGGTACTCTTCCCTGGTTTTATTGAGTAGTATTTGTAATCTTTTCACTTCTGAAAACATTTTGCTAAATGCCCAGCCAAAAGCTGACGCAATTATAGTGAGCAGAATATTCCAAAACATCATTTCATCCATTAGTCTTGGTCTTTCTGTGCTATTGCTTGTCCTGTTGTATCACCTGGAAATAAAAAACTAAAGTTCTGTCTTCCAGCTTGCAGATTTGTTTGAGCATCATCTGGTGCTTGTGCTGGTGCATCTGGCACCTGAGCAGGTGGTTCGGGTATCGTGTTTTGTGGTTGTGCGTCTGGTATTTTTTCTAACTCCGCATCTTCTGCATTTATTTGTTGATCAGATTTTTCAAAACCCTTTACTGCATCTAACATTTTATCTCTTTGATCTTGTGGAGCATATTTAAAAAACAACACTTCAGGAAAAGCTTTTTCTAAAACGTCATCTGGTAATTGAAAAACATTTACAGAAGGTGTATCTACTTTGTCTAGTCTATCAATAAAATCATTTACATCGTTTAAAGTAATTTTATCAGGATCAACTCTTACTTGATCTTTTTCTTCATCATCAAAATAATTTATAAAGTTAGCTACTTGTCTTGATCTTTTAGGGCCATAGTATTTTCCTAAAGGTTCAGTAGGATCAACTATACCTAATATACTTGGTTGATTAGGGCCAGCTAGAAATTTACTTAAAGTGGAAGGGTCCATAGCAGCTTTTCTCTCTGCCTCTGTCATAATACCTAATAATTTAGAAGAAGCTTGTGGATCTGCTAATAACGCACCAGCTCTTCTGCCAATAACTGCGGTCGCTAAACTTCCGAATAAACCAAGACCTCCTGTTAACATCATAGTGCCTCCAGCAAATGCACCAAAACTACTTAACCCTACAAGTCCAGCTCTTCTTGCTAAAAAGGTAGAAGGATCTGTAAAGTTCATACTTGATGCTGCCTTTAATATTTCTACAGTTTCACTTAAGTTACTAAAAGCTTTTTGCCCTATGATTTCTCGTAAAGCATCTTCTTTAGCTGGTGTTCCTATTCCTAAATTTTGTGCAAATTTAGCATAATCAAAATCACCACCAACTAAATCTAGTTGTTTCATATCTATTTTTTTTGTGTTTATTTTCAAAGCATTTTCTAATTGTTCTCTTACAACTGGATTTGCTATATAATTAGGATTTGGTTTACCATCTACAGTTTGTTTTGCAAAATTCCTTAGTTCATCAATAGCTCCAGGAGGTATAGATTGACCAATACCATTTATACCTTCATCTGCAAATTTAAAAGATTTTATACCTGGTATTCTTAAATCAGATCTATCTTTACTTTGAGTCAAAATATCATTTTTTATTTGTTCTAAATCTTGTTTAACATCTCCTCTTGTTACAAATTTTATAATAATAATAGTGTGTTCAGAAGAACTTTGAGTCATATACTCAGGAGGT